GTTATTGAGTAGTTCCCATTATGAACCCTACCCAAGTCAACCGTATAATTACCTACTAAATTATTTTCTTGCTCTAAAATCTCTCCATCTTTATAAACGATAACAGAATAAGGATTTGTTGATACAGTTGATATTATTACTTCTGAAAAAGTTGGAGAAGAAACATCTACGGATATTGTAGTTCCATCTGATTCTATGTTAGAAATACTTAAACTTCCCACATTAAAATTATTAACCACTTTCGAAAATGTTTGAGGTGCAATTCCACTTTCAACATTTCCCTTCTTTCTATGCATCCACATATAAAGATTATGCCAAGTAGAATTTGCATCGCTAAAAAAATCAGAACTAAATTGAATGTTGTAATTTTCTTCTATTGCTTTTATAATCAAATGCAGTCTTATGGAATATTTTAATTGACTCCATAATACTCCGTGCTCGTTACCAATTCCAGAATGATAGTAAAGGTTGTTTAAATCGTCAGGGGAGTGTCCACTTGCACTATCATAAAACAATCTATCTGTGTGAGTTATTAAAGGAGTAATAATAGCGCTTGTATATGTAACCCCTCCAACAGTTTTATTAAATCCGTTTTGAAGATATACTCTTACATAAGTATCATCATAGGTTACAGTAAAATTGTCCAACCAACTTAAAGCACTTAATTTATCCTCTCCAACTAAATCTTTTAAATTTACTGTTTCTCCAAAAAAAGTAATTCTATAAACATCTGCTTTATTATTTTTTAAGTCAACGCCATTTAATTGTATAAAGCCATTTCTAAAAGGTAAACTATTCAATTCTATGTTTGCAGAAACTTTTACACGTGCATCAAAACCATTTTCAATATCAAAGTTATAATAATGTTTAAATATTTTATTATTAACTTTTGAAGCTGGTACTGTAAATGATTTAGAGAAGTCTGTAAATATCTTTGCTGGGTCTTTTGCATTCTGTATAGACTGCGTTAAACTTACAGATTCATCTTTAAACATATCCACTCTTTGACCATCTATATATAATTGAATTGTTTGCATTTATCTAATATTGTTTATAGTGTCGTAAGCAAATGATAAATCTAATTTGTAGTCTACTAATTTATCGTTAACACTTGTTTTAAAAGTTAAACTCTTTGTATCTACATTCATAGGTGTTGTTACATCATCCATCTCCATCCAAACTTGCTCACTTAATAAAAGTTCCTGCATAACCTCATTATAACTTTCATCAACGTATCCTGTGTTTAACGTTATCTTCTTATTACCTTGTACATTAAAAGTCTGGTATTGGTGTGAAAGCCTATCATAAGTACCTACACTTGTAATAAAATTAGATTTGTATTTTTCTGTTGTTGTACTTAAACTTTCAATAGACTTTTTAAAGAACCATAAATCTTGTATTGCACCAAACCTGTTCACAAACCTAACTTTAGCAGGTGTATATCTACACTCACTTATTGTTTTAACATCTATCCTATCAGTTGAATTAGTACCCTCTATAATAATTGTATCAACACTATTTAAGTCTATATCATCATCAAACTTTTGAATACATATATTACCTTCAAAAATACCACCATCACTCTCTACTCTATCTTTAAAACTATCTTGGTTTTTCCCTATGTAATAAATATTATTTGCAACGCTTGTTGTTATATTTTCAGAACTTACAATCTCGCCACTTTTAAGATAGGTAACTCTACTTGTTTCGTTTCTGTCTATTGGTATTCTTACGTCACTATCCTCTAATCTATAAATAATATTATTGCTTTGTAAGTAACTTCTACCATTTAAAACACCATCAGGCTCTTCAAAATATGTATAACCATCATTCATAAAACCACCATCTGATAAGGTTGATAGAGGTAAATCATATGAATTTAAAAACGTTAATGTGTAATAATAAGGCACACTATGTGTGCTATCTGTATCAACGCTTAAATCAAGGTAATCTCTAAACAATTCTGAAACCTCAAATAAAACAGAAGACCCTGCAGATGTTGTTTTTTCTAAAGTGTAAATACTTGAACTATCTACTACTAATTCTAATTGAACTTTAACTGCGTTTGTAGGTGCAGTTGCTGCAATGTATTTCGGACTTCTTAAATATATGTTTGCCATTATTTCTTTAAATTATCTCTTGTTGTTGTTGCCATAAACTTTTCTACATCCAATGCATACGCTTTTATTAATTCTTTATTCAATCCTTTAAACGCTTTCTCAAATGGTTTTGTAAAAAACATACTTGGTTTTATTCCTTTTTTAAATACACTATTTGCAACTGCAAACATTAAACCTTTTCGACTTATAAATCTACCCTTTGCATCTCTAGTTCCTTTCAATCCTTTTCTTACAACCCAATTGCTAAATGCACTTGCAGGTGGTCTTTTATTTGTATATTTAAAAGGTGTATTATATTTCTTTTCTGTACCACTTACACCCTTATCTTGAAACACCCCATAATCCTCCATTAAAAGACTCAAAGAGAAACTATTTTTAGAAACGTTTAAATCATACCCTAAACTATTGTAAAGTTCTTTAGAAACGTTCTTATCACTTTTAGTAAGATTGCTTCTTGATTGTTGTACAACATATTTAGCGAATTTATTTAACGCTTCTCTAGTTTCATCTAACTGCATATATCAATATCATTTTGAATAAATACATCAAACGTACAAGCCCATCCTGCTAATCTATTTTCAAACCTTTCGTAAAATGGCTCACAATTAGGAGTACCATCTAACTGATATAAATCTCTATGTAAACTTCCTTTTCGCAATAACATTGTAAGTCTATTTAATACTGCTAATTGAGTATTCAATACATCTTGTTCATTATTGTTGCCTCTAAAAACATCAGTAGTTGGCTCTTTACTTTCATCTACAATATCCATTGCAAGAACTGTGATGTTAAAACCTAGATACTGCTCTTCGGTTGTCACGTTGTTTACAATTATATGAGATAAAGGAAATATAGTCTGTTTAGATAAATCCACTTCAGTAATATCTCCAGTTGTAACTGTATTACAATTTACATCATTTAGCAATTGCTCCTTTATAGTTTCCGTTAATTGGTAAAAACCTCTAATTCCTTGCATTGAATTTATTTTTATTTAAAACATCATTTCTGATGAAATTTGTTTTTTATTTGTGATGCTTCTATTTCGTTTTTTTCTTTTTCAAAGGTTAAGAATAAAAGACATTCGTGCATTTTTAATTTAGTGATATTTTCAAATCTCCTAATATCTGATTGAGCGAGTGCATAAACTGATGAGTACCAACCCCATTTGCTTCCGAATTGAGAAACTCTAGTAAGTTCTTGTCTTCCTCCTCCATTAAAGAGTTCATCGTAGCTTGACACAATTCGTTCCCTAAATGATAAAAAAAAAGTATAGAACCTAAAACTGCATCTAGTGGCATATCTTTTAAATGGTCTGCATCGCCACCCTCATATTCTTTTATATGATACCTACTTCCTTTTCTTAATTCAATTGGTCTGTATAAAACTGCCATAGCTTTTTCTATACTTTCCAAATCTCCTATGTAAGTATCTAAATCAATATATTCTCCAAAAGACATCTCATCAAGGTTATTTATAAAACCATACTCAACACCATTCATTTTAAAAGTGTGAACTAAACTAGGCTTTAATTCAAACATCTGTGAAATGATACCTACAATATCTTGTACATCTTTTGCTTTTAACAATCTAATATGTTCAGGTTTTAACCCACAAAAGATTTCAATCATCTTATAAGACAACTCTGTTTCTGTAAGTTCACCCAACTTTAAATACTTTTGGTATTGTCCAAGAGTAATCTCATTTAAACTATTAGGTACAATCAATTCTACTTTCATAATAGTATATAGTTATTTTTAAATTATTTTATTTACATAATTGCATACCTTCCAAAGTTAGGTTTGCTCAATACAGAATAAGTAGCATACCTTACCGCATCAATGGTGTGATTATGTTTATCTATTGGTTTGTTTATTGTTTTACCTGTTCTATCTTCCTGCCATTTGTAGTTTCTAAATTCTTGAATACAATTATGGCTATCTCTATGAATATGTATTTTAAAGCGTTTTAACAAGTCTATACCAGCGTTGACACTATCAGCACCTTTTAAACTTGGTCGTATGTTAAAACCCATTCTACGCAGTTCCTCAATCAATCTTGGCTCTGCACTATCAAAGTAAACCAACTCCCTATCTATTCCAATCTCTTTCCATTTATTTGCAATATCAATAGTTGTCATTTGTGTTTGATAAATATGTTCTTTGATATAAAGATTATATCCTTGTCTGTAAACACTAACTAAAGTTGTAGGGTCATTTGTATATCCAGCATCTGCACCATAAGATATAAACTCCGCATCATTAGGCAACGTATCAAACTCATAGTAATTAAAGATAGTAGCTTTTGAAATACCTTTTAAACCAAGTCCGTAAATCTGCCAATAGCTTTCATCTGTTTCTCTTAATCTTTCAATCTCCTCTTTTATACTTTCATTTAAAAAAGTATTATCTAGGTATGTAGTAACAAAGAAATCAGCATCATCTCTAGGAATTACTTTGTCATAAATCCAATGGTACTCATCTGATGGGTTAAAGTCTAATATGATTTTATCTTCTGTTCTAAATATTAACTGTTGCCAATCCTCATAGTCCAATTCATTTGCCTCATTTATAAATAGCAAGTTTCTTTTACGACCTCTTACCTTTTGTGGTTGGTCTAAACTTATAAACTCAATAAGGTTTCCGTTTAACTTATATTCGTGATTAGACTTATTATGTGCCTCCTCTGAATAAAAACTATGTGCTTTTAATATATCTAAAAAGTCACGCATAACAGAACTACGAACTGCAGGAAAAGTCTTTCTGCAAACAGTTATAGTCTTGCCTGTATTTTCTAGGCAGTATTTAAAAATAATAAAAAGCAAAATGTTATAAGTCTTTCCAGACCTAGTTCCACCTTGCTCTATTGTTATTTTTTTAGTTGATTCTAGTAAATGCTCAAAAACTATATTAGTCTTTATCTTCACGCTTTAT